CCAGAAAGACCGCCAGCGCGGCGGCAATGGCAAGGCGCAGATACAGTCCGGCGATCATGCTGGACCCCGCATCTTGGCGATCTGCTGCAGAATCAGCCACGCTCCATAGGGCAGGTACGCATAGGCCAGCACGCGCAGCCACAGCGGACCCCATGAGCCGCCGTCGTCGTGGCGCTTGTGCCACTTGGGCCAGCGGCAGTCTTTGGCCAGGTGGCCGGGTTGACCGCAGTAGGAGCACCGGTCTGTGTGGTGTTTGGTCATACCACCGCCTTGGCCAGTTCCCACAGCCGCTTGCGCTCGGCTAATCCGTTGTCCCCACCGTTGATTCGTTTGGTGAGTTTCACAAAGTCGCCACTGTCGGCGATCTCGTTGCAACCGTGTGCGCTCCAGAACCATGCGGCAGACCTCTCTGCCAATGGGGACTGTCCCAACAGTTCAGGGTATGACCACAGGTCGATGCCCAGCGCCTGGCCGGCCTTGCGGTAGTTGTCACGGCCGGTGATCTGGATCAGGCCGCGACCACGAAACCGGTAGCCGTCTCCGTCATGGGTGTTGCCCAGATCGGCCCGGCCTTCATACCGCGTCTGCGCTGGCGTCGGCCCCCACAGTTCCACCAGCCAATGCAGGAGCCCGCTTTCGTGCAGCACCTGGGCCAAGAAGGCTGCACGCCGCTCTGGTGTGTTGATGTCGAACTCTGCCATTCCTTCCAGCAAATATGGCAGGTGTTCTGTCGCGCGGTCAAGGCGCACACCCATATTGGCCAGATCCAGTGGCGTCACGCCAGATTCCCCCAGTCCGTGATACGTCGCTGAGCACTGCGCTTGCGCCTGGTCCGGAACAGGTAGCCCATGGCACATATCAGCATGCCGACGTACACCATGGCGTGGCCAAATGACTTGTCGTAGCCACCTTCCAGCGAGACCAGGAACACACCCAGAAAGCCAACGGAAATGAACGACAGGCCGATCTTGACGACAATCCCGTCTCGAACACGGTGCGACATGATTGCCCAGCCGGTGACTGAGGACAGCAGCAAGGCCATAACGGCGTTGAAGATTTCAATCATGGCCCACCCCTACGCTTGGTCCAGCTCTCGATGATCTCGGCAACCTTCAAGGCGCGAATGCCCTCGAATATGGCTGCTGCAATGCTGACGCTGAACAGGCCCATGGCAAACGCAAGCCCGTTCTGCTTGGCAACGGTCGACAATCCCAACAACTCACCGACTGCCGGCGCGAGGTAGCTCGAACAAGCCATCCCGGCGCAGAAGTTGATGAAGCGCTCGATCCACAAAGCGCCAGGAACGAACTTGAGTCCGATCACGGCTCCAAGAGCGCCGGCAGTCAGCGGGTTTGCGACAATCTTTGAATCGAAGTCCATGCGCGAACCTCAAGGTGTAGGGGCCGCAGCCGGGACAATCGGTACAACCTGCACCACTGGCGTAATCACCACGGGGGCCGGCGTGGTAGTCGTTACCGGGTTGTAGGTTCCCGACCCCAGAACGCCAGTGCTGTCGTTCATGGTGGTCGTCACGTTCGGACCTTGAACCACTGGCGCCTGAATCTTCGATGCGATCAGGCCGAAGGTGTCATTCGTGCTCTTGAGTCCCTGGAAACTGTAATTGGCCTGCGTCTCTCCAAGTCGTCGGGAACTGTAGGCGCCGTACATCTGGGTAAGCGGATTGACCAGTACCTGAGCCCATTGCAGCAGCGTTCCGGTTGGATGTTCAGGCGGCCTAAGCTGAGAGCCTTGTGCTGCGCCCTGCTGGCCGCCGAGCGCGATTGCCATCACGGCGGCAACCTTGGCGCTGGCATCGCCTTGGGAGGCAATGTCTGCCATGGCCTTGTACTTGGCAGCATCGGCGTTGTACCGGGCAATCTCTGATTTTGCTGACGCATCGGCGTACAACTTATAGTCGCTGGCGCAGCCGGTCAGGGCAAGCACCAGGATCAGGAAAAGTATTCGCATGGGACGCCCCTTCAATGTGGTGCGCCCATTGTGCGAACCGTCTTGAAGACGGGCAAACCCTACCGGGGGTGGGAAGAGAAAAGCCTGCACGGTGGCAGGCTTTGGAATTGGCTCCGGCGCTTTCAGCCAGAATGCTTGTCGGTGCTTTCAACCGCATGTTGTCGGAGCTTACATCCGCATCAGCCGGGGACCCCCAACCTAGGCCAGCTTATGGCGCTGTGCCATGCCAATTCTTTGGTGTCCTGTACTGATCTCAGGCTTGCATGGCAGGATTTCACTTACCGCTACCCCTACCATCCCATGCAACGCGGTCTGTCGCGCATCAGCCTGCGCATTCACCAAACGGTTGTGGACTGTCCCATTCCTGTGTTGCTACCTGGGGCGAATCTCCGGTTCCCCGGTCAATCCACATGCGTTTGGTGGCCGGATTGGATACCGGCTGGCTGGCTTTGTGTTACGGAACACCTTGCGGTGACCAGCGGCTACAGATAACTCCGTACAGGGTTCATACCACGCGGCATCCCGCGCCTTCACCAGCAAGAATTATCGCAACAAGATCGCGATTGTCAACCCTTCGACCACACCCACGCCATGCCGATCAGGATCAGGATGCCGTATGGCATGGTGACGGCGGCCAGAACCAGCAAGCCAATTGCCACGGACAGGCCAGCCCAGTTCATGGCGTCGCCAGTTCCCGGCGCACGGTCTCGCGAATCTCACGAGGCGCCGTCTTGGCGATCCGCTGGGTCTTGGTCTCGTTCATTTTCTGCACGCGCTTGATGACCTGTCCAAAGGTGATGCGGATGGGGGAAGAGGGATTATCCGCGTTCCAGGTCCGCAAGTCATCCCGCGCCGCCTGTACTTTGCTTGGATCTTTCTCAAACAGGCCCAGCGCCCACTTGTCGGCAATCTCGGATTCGCGCATCTTGTTCAGGCCGATCATGCGCTGCACCTCGATGCTGGCATCCTGAACCCGCTTCACGTCCGTGGGCTGGAATCCGATAGCCTTGGCGATAGCGTCATAACCATCGGTGTCAATCACCTTCTTGCCGGTGGCATCGCGGTACATGCCCATGTTGGCCATGTCGTAGGCTTGATGCAGGTTCTGGAATGCCTTGGGAGAAACCGACACACCGGCCCCCACTAGGTCTCCGGTGATGATCTTGCCGGCCGCGTCAAATGTCCGCTTTGCCAGGTCGCCAGCCGGCCCTACGAGTTCGGCCACGTCACGGGTGTGGTCGGTCTTCTTGGTCAACAGGCCGGTTCCGGGTATCAGGTTGCCAAGCCCGAGGCGGCCGGACACGTCGATCGGCACTCCCGGCAACCCGGATACACCATGCTCCACGAAGCGCGCTCCTTCTTCTCCAAGCAGTCCGGCAAGAAACTCCTTGCGTTTGTTGCGGCTGTCGAAGTTGTAGCCCATCGCCTGCAGTGCACCGCTGATGATGTCGTCCAGGTCGTCGGCGCCCGGCATACCACCGGCTCCAGACATCAGGAACAGCACCCCCAGCGCCAGCAGCGCGGCCTTCTTGCCCTGCGGCCCGCTCTTTGCCATGCGCGACAGCATCTCGACGTAGTTGATCGAGTACTGCTTGAAGGTGAAGAGCGTCCCGCCGATGGCACCCCGCGCCCATGCGGGCTTGTTACCTTTTGTATACACGCCCTGGGTCTCTGCAATCGCCTTGCGCGCGAAGCCATCCGGGTCTGCCATGCCCTTCTCGATGGCAGTGCGATAGGCGGCAATGAAGGTCACGCGGCGGTTGAACTGCTCGGCGGTGCTGAACAGCTTGCCCCATGCCAGACTGAAGCGCGACAGCGTGTTTTGCGCCGTCGCCATGGCATTGCCTGACCGGGTGCCGTCGCCAGACTGCAGGGCGCCCTTGCCTTGCGATTGCTGCAGGAGTTGGTGCACTTCCTGGGGCGATACAGTGCCATCCTCTTCTGCGCGGTGTAGTGCGGCGTCCAGTCTTGCATCGCCAGTGCGGCGTTTCAATGCGTCACGGGTGGCGGCCGTCATCTGCTTGGCGGCGCCGGCAACCGTGTCGTACTGGCTCAGCCATGGAAACGTCATTGTCAGCGGCTGGGTGATGTTGACCATGGCCGACGCCACGCTACCGCCGATGTACTGGGCAAACAGCAGGCCGCGCAGCTTCTGCGCTTCTTCCTGGGGGTTCTTGATGTAGTCGACCAGCTTGACCGCAGCGTCTTTCAGCTCGCCTTGGGTCTGGTCGATGTCGTTGGCGGCGTTGGTCATTTCGCCCATGTGCAGGCTCGATGCCGTCTGCCGTGCGTTGCTGTAGACGAACCCGGCCAGCACCCGGCCGGCGTCCTCGTTGAAGCCCGCGATGCCCTTGCGATGGATCAGGCGCTTCATCGCCGACCGGCTGGACTTGGCCAGCTTCAGGTATTCCTGAAACGCCTTGGCCGATGCGTCGTCGCCCTGAGACTCCAGGCCAAGCATGTCGCCAAATAGTTCCAGCGTCTCAGGGGAAACCCCAGCAAACATCTTGTAGGCTTGTTCCGACACGGTACCCTGCGTGATCTGTGCGCCCGGATACTCGGCGCGCATCTGCCGGTTCATCCGGGCGGCCTCCCACTTGTTCTCGAACATGCCGAAGTAGACCCGCTCGCCGTTGTGCACCACGTCAAGCGTGTACTGGCCGAAGCGGGACAGGGGCGCGTAGCCATGGTCGATCAGGTCTTTGGCCTTGTCTCCCTTCTCGATCATCTTGTTCGCGGTATCGGTCAGAACGTCATTGCGCTCACCGTCTGCAATCGACAGCAGGTAGTCGCGCAGGGTCTCGGCGGCTTCGCTCACATCCTTGGACGCCAGCACCTGGTCGCGGATCGGCGCCACGTCATCGCCACCAAAGCGCAGCATGTCGGCAATCGCCAGGTTGGTCAGGCTCTTGTCGGTCGCCTTGCGGAACTCGCGGTACAGCGGGATTTGCTTGTCGGTCAGGTTGAAGATAGACCGCAGTTCAGCATCCGTCCACACCACGCCGGCCTTGAGCATGTCGCGCTCGTACTTGCCGTTGATGATGGTCTCGAACTGATCAATGGGCAGGCCCTGCCACATCTTCATGACGTTCTCGCTGACGTGGCCACCGCGCAGCAGGCGCTGGGCCTTCTGGTCAACCTGCAGCGCTTGGGATTGTTCTGTCAGGTCATCAATCTTCACCGGCTTGCCGGATTCATCGCGTGCCCAGATCAGCGTGCCCTCGAAGATTGGTGCGCTGATCGCTTTGGTGTCGGCCGCTGACAGCGGCGACTTTCCGATGTCCTTCCATGTCTCAAGTTGCGGCAGGATGTTTGGCGCCAGGTCGGCAGCCTCGGTGGCGAAGAAACTCACGTCGTTGATGAAGTTCTGCACCGAATCGAACACGCGCTTGAATGGCGCGCTGCGCTGAGCCAGGTTGTACTGAGTTCCAATTGTCTTGTGCCACCAATTCAACTTGCCGGGCGCGCTGTTGATCAGGTCGGCAACCTTGTAGCCGGCGGGCAGCTTCACGTCTCGCACGTTGTTGGCGGCAGTGGCCAGGGTATCGGCCATGCTGCGGCTGAACATAGCGCCGCCACTATCCGGCGCGGTGGATTCATTCGGTATACTGCGGTTTACGCCACCAGTATTTGCGCCTGATCTTGTATCGGGTTTGGAGTTCGCTTCGACAGCACTGACCTCGGTGGCGTTTCTGTTTCCGTCAAGCCTCAGTTCGCCATCTTTGTCAACCCTGGCATTGCGCATTTTCTCTAGTGCGGATTCCCAATTATCAGCGTGGTGAAATTCATTGCCATTACCGAACTTCGGCGCCAAGTTGATGTCGATGTTCTTGGCGTTGGTCGGGCGCGTGGCGTTGGCGGTTCGCGAGTGATTGCTGATTCGGACATTCACGCGGACGGTATCGTAGCCTTCCTCAATAGCAGCGGCATCCGTATTTGGCTTGCTGATTTCAAGGTATCGAACCCCATTGCCTACGCTCCACCCCTCTGACTCGGCCAATGCTTCAAATGCACTGCTGGCAGCGGCCTCGTTCAAGTTTGGCGTGCTAAAAATCTGGTCAATGGTATTGATCGGCCCCGGCCATTTTTCATCCCTGCGGGCATCGTCATAAAATTCTTGCTCGGTCGGGGCTTCGCTCTTGGTCCACAACCCGCCGTCAGAGTTACTACCCCATTCAATCACCCCTTCACCGCGCTCCAGTGCTTGGCGGATATTTGCGGGCACATCCTCAATATCACCATAGGCGTCTTCAACGTCCTGTTTGGTGACCTCACGATAGTAGTATCCCGGAGGAACGTCATTGCCGTCACGCTTCAACTCTTCGTTGTACGCCGCGACCATTCTTGATTGAACGCCCGGTGAAATGTCATCGGCAGAGCGCCCGCCTTGGTTGCCGACGACATCATTGGATTTCGTCACGGGCTCAGTTGTACCACGCACAAACGCCGGAGCCAATCCTTTTCCCTCTCCCGTCCGCGTAGCGTGCAGCACAGCAGCGCGCGCCAGCATGGTCAGATCGGCCTCGGTCAACGAGTCGCCACCAATGCCGAACTTCTCGTACAGGAAAGCCTTGATCCGGGCGATGATCTCTCGCACCAAGCCCATATCCTGATTCCGCTGCACCAGGTAGGCAATGGTCTCTTCTCCCACTTGGCTGGCATGGGCGGCGTTCTGCTTTGCCTCTGCATAAGCGGCCAGCACGGCCTTGTTTCCAGCGAGTCGCATCACGTTGACGCGCTTCATGACCTGGGCGTACTTCTCGATGCCAAGCAAGCCCTCGAATCCGAAGTGCACGCCTACCTCGTGCAGAACAACGCCCTTCACCATGTCAGGCGTCAAATTCTCCAGCACGGCATAGGTGCGGTTGGTGCTGGGGTCATAGAACCCGTACACCTTGTCCCCGTCACGCAGGAACGGGGATACGCTGCCGGGAATCTTGGACTTGTCGGCCACCGGCACAACGATGCCTTGAGCCTGTAGGCGCTCAGCCACTTTTGGGCCGAAGGCTTTGGTCAGTTCGGCGGTGAACTGCTCCGTGGTTAGTCCGGTGCTGGCTTGTTCGCCTCGGCTGAACATGGCCACGCCTTGATTGGTCTTGTCGATCACAACCATGCGCGCGTTGGCGCCAGTGTTCACCGGAAGGCTTGGATCGTTGAACGAACCCTCTGGCAGCTTTTCATCAGTACCGCCAACTTTGTC